GAGATGTTAGTGTTAGCGTAAGTATTTGCATCCACCTGATATTTTTGTATGGTTATAGTCCCGTCTGGAGCAACACAATTTTCCACTCGATAATAAGATTGAATATTAGATTTAGCCCAAGTGATACCATCCCCGGCTGTGTTAGAGTTAGCACTAGTCAAGTATTTTTCATCAATAAATTTAACTAAAGTGTCGTATTGAAGAGGCCAATCATAAAAAGGATTTATGATGTCATTAAAAAGTAAAACAATCCAATGTCTTTCTGGAGACCCATAAATCTTAGATGCAATGATTTCTGGAGTATCACCGTCTCTTATGTCATATTCATAAAAAATAGAAGCATTTTCTTTTATACTATTTTCAATGGAAAAGCGTGTTAGCAGATTTACGACTAATTCAGTTGTTTTATAATTATCAAAACTATGATATAACTTAGGAAACTTAGAAAAGTAATTTGCCATTAGATTGGTCCCCCAATTCTCCACTCTTCAATTCTATTATCAGAGCGAGTGGAGCGATTCGTTCTTTGACCACCAAAATGATCCTTGAGTAGAATTTCTGTTTCAGTAAATTGAAGCGACATTCTTATTGCAACTGGCATTCCAGTTTTACCAATTCCGGGTCTATTTTCGCCAACAACTTCATATGTAGAAAATCCATTAGGCGCATAATCCATATCAATTGAAGTTAAAACACAAGTTGATATTTTTGGAATATTTGGGTTTTCAACTCCATTATAGTAAAACTTAATATCAAATTCTGAAGGAGGAACTAAAAAATACCCATTGGTATCTGTGTTTATTTCTGGAGCCTGATGGAAATAAAGTCTATTGATTATTTTCTGAACTTCCTGTGCTTCTACTTCACTAGTCGGATAGAACATAAAATCAAATCTGAAAGATCTGAATTTAGGAGAAGAATAAAGAATCTCCAACATTGGATTTTCGACCATTTGAGCACCAGCAGCAAACAAGACTGTACCTAAATCACCCAAAGTTTGTTTAGCGAAAATACTAAGAAAAGGTGAAAGATTCTTTAAAGCAGTGTCTTTTATATCTGCCAATCCAGAAATTTTAATAGCATCAACTATAGATCCACCAGCAGATAATGCAGCAGAAGAAAATTTTCCACCTAAAGACAACTCAGAGTAAGTTTGATCATGGACAAAATTTAAAGTGTCTGGCATATACAAAGCTATGGTGTCCGTAGTTCTTTGTATAGTTCTTGTAAATCCCAGACTAAAGGATTCCTGATCACTAGTAAAATTGATAGAATCAAGACCTCTTCTTATAAATGATCTTACAGTATCAGAATCTGTACCAAAAATTCGTGATCCAGCATCTATAAACGAATTACTTATTGAGGAAATAGAGGAACCTAAAGTGGGAGTTCCAAAATTTCTTCTATTTTCAAAAATGGTAGGTTCATCGCCATTCGACACAGGGCCAGTTTTAAATTCTGACTTCTTTTGTTCGTTTATGTGAATCACCATATAATGACCCTTCCCGTAACTTCCCAAGTCAGAAGGGTATCTCATTACGTTATATCCATACTTACCTTCACCCAACAATTGTGTAGAAGATCCAGAACCGGATCTATAGGTAGTATTGAAGCGAATATCGCCAAATGAGAACAATGACATTTATTTTCCTTAATGAAAGATAAATATATTTATGTCATATAAAGGAAAATATATTCCACATAATCCTCAAAAATATGCAGGAAACCCAAATAACATTATTTGGAGATCCACATGGGAGAGGCGTGTTATGGAATGGCTAGATAAGAGTGATAATGTTATTTATTGGTCTTCAGAAGAACTTGCCATAAAATATTACAATCCAGTAGATAAAAGGATTCACCGATACTTTCCAGATTTCATCGTTAAAGTTAAAAGAAAAGATGGCAACATTATGACCCATATTCTGGAAGTGAAACCAGAATACCAAACTAAAGAACCAGTTAGAAAGAATAAGACTAAAAAGTATCTACAGGAACAAATCACTTACGCTATCAATCAGTCCAAGTGGAAAGCTGCAACTGAATTCTGTAAGGATCGAGGATGGATATTTCAAGTTGTTACCGAGAGAGATCTTGGAATCGTTTAGGATTAATACATCATACCTAACACATGTACTTAGCTCGAAAAATCAGAACAAAAAGGCAAATATGTTATCAACCTTCAATATTGCTCGAAAGTAATTATGCCCTACTTATTAGATAGAATAAAGGAATCTTTGGCTAAAGAAGGTTTTGCAGCTAGGTCTGTGAAGTCTAGAGATTGGCTGCGTCAAAAGGTGAAAAATCTTAAACCTTCCAGACAAACAATAATGACCGACCAAAAGCGTCTAAAAAGTAGTTCGATGATCGGTAAAATGTATTTCTATTTTTATGATCCAAAAACAAAAGATAAACTTCCTTATTATGACAGATTCCCCCTTGTCATACCGATAGAACAGTACGATGATGGATTTCTTGGTTTGAATTTACATTACATACACCCAAAACATCGTATAATTTTATTAGACAAGTTAAGTGAATATGCTACAAATGATAAGTACGATAACAGAACAAAACTACGTTTAAGTTATTCATTGTTAGCGGCTTCATCAAGAATATTCGAATACAAACCTTGCATCAAAAGATATTTGTATTCGCATATAGAGTCGAGATTTTTAGAGATAGATGCAGATGAATGGGATATAGCTGCTCTTTTACCAGTCGCAATTTTCGTTGGAGCGCATCCAAATAAAGTTTATCAACAATCTAGGAATAAATTCTAATGTCTTTTTCTCCACAATTATTTTTATCTAATATTAATGCTAAAGACGGTTTAGCAAAAAATAGTAGATTTGAAGTTATACTGCCTATTCCGCAGTATATCAATAATTATGTTTCTAATTCTTTTATAGAGAGTTTGTTAAATCTGCCAAATAATATAATTGCAGACATTACAGACATTATCCAAGAAGCTAGAGGAAGAAGTTCAACACCTCAATCTAGAACTGATAACCCATCTCTTACTCGCTATTTGGCTCTTCAATGTGAAAGTGCAGAATTACCCGGTAGAAGTATGATAACTGCCGATGCTAAAATTTATGGGCCAACGTTCAAAGTTCCTTATCAGACTCAGTATCAAGAAATAACTTTAAATTTCATCTGTACAAACGAGTTCTACGAAAGAAAACTATTTGATAAATGGATGGAAGCAATAAATCCTCCTGACACATGGAATTTTAGATTCCCCAAAGGAAGAGAATCTAGATATTTGACGAATTTAAAAATAATACAATATGATGATTTCATTCGCCAAATATATGCAGTTGAATTGATTGATGCCTTTCCTGTCAGCATAGCCAGCCAAAATCTGGCATGGTCTGAAGAAGGTTTTCATCGTCTTTCTGTTCAATTCTCGTATCAATATTTCAAACCTATCTATCAAGGAAATTATGATCTGATAGCTGCGGGGTCGGCTCTTCTTGGAAGCCAATTTATTAATTTTGTTCAAAGTGCAACGAATTCAATAAATCAACCTATAGGGACACTGTTTTCAAATTTAATTAGATAATTGGAGATTATAATGCCTTTACCAAAAGTTGATGTACCTGTTTTTGAAACAACTCTCGTATCAAACGGGAAAAAAGTAAAATTCAGACCGTTTCTAGTAAAAGAACAAAAGCTTTTACTTATGGCCCTAGAATCAAAAGAATCTGATGATGTAATTAATACTGTAAAACAAATTTTGCACAATTGTATTATTACAGAAATCGATGTTGACGACCTACCGATTTTTGACATCGAACATTTATTTCTACAACTAAGAGCTAGATCTGTTGGCGAAAACGTTGAGCTAAAATATAAATGTAATGCCATATTGGAAGATGAAAAAAGATGTAATGGTATAGTGGAAATAGATGTTAATATTTTGGATATAGTTCCAACAAAATCACCTGATCATTCAGAAAAAATAGAATTGACTAAAACTATGGGATTAGTTATGAAATATCCGAGCTTCAATAATTTGGATATTTCCAGTAAAAATCAAGTAGATCAGACTATAGATATGATTATCAATTGTATAAATTTTATTTACGATGAGGATCAGATTTATTACGCAAAAGATTCTACAAAGGAAGAGTTGGTGGAATTCATTGAAAATTTGACTCAAGATGATTTGGAAAAAATTCAACATTTTTTCAAAACTATGCCTTATCTAAAAAAGGATTTGGATTTCA